CTATAGAGAAAAGACCTTCTAGGCTCAGCTTCTCGTCAACCATACGACCAATAGTCTTAGCCTTAAACTTGCGTTTACCTTCTAGGTCGGTTGATTCTTCTGCATGTGTAAGGAAGAAGATAGTCAGATCATCTCTGAGATCTTTAGGCATACGTGCAATACGAGCTAGGTTAGCACCGATCTGTGTAAACTTTTCGTAACCTTTCTCGTCACTTCTGTCAAAGAACTCAAAGCTAGACATATACTGAAAGTCATCAACGACTATAGTCTTTATCTCAGTACGTTTTGAGTTTATATAACCAAGGCATGCTTCTATTTGTTGAGCTGTAGATCCTGTGTATAGATTTCCTGTTGGGTTATCTTTGCTCCATTGGATGTACTTCTTCTTCCAGCCTTTAAAAGGCAAGGGTTTGTTAGCTACGTTGATAATAAATGTTTCTTTTGGGTCCAGGTTTTCAATACTGGTAGATTTACCAGCTCCGGACTCTGCAATTACTAGGATTCCTTGTGCCATATTACTTAGATGTTGATTTTATAAGTTCATTAAGCCAGCTCTTTGCACTTACAGGTTTACCTGTAGTAATAGCCATAAAGTCACGGATCGTCATTTCTGCATAAGGAGCATCTTCCATTGGTGCCGGAGCTTTATACGCTGTTACTGGTTTTATATTTTGAGGCTTAGCTGTTTCTAGTAAAGCTGACTCACCATTGATAGCAACACTTTGTGCATCAATAGATCTGAGTTCTTCTAATGGAACTAGATATGAACCTTTTTCATTGATCTCATACTCCTCTTCAAATGCAGAGTTATATGGTATACGATATACTGTACGATTAGGATCTGCTGGTTCTAGATCTCGGGTGATTAGTTCAAAATAGAACCCTTTCTCTTTTTTAAACTCTGATGCAAATATTCCAACTACTAGTCTTGCTTGTTTATCATAGAACGGCATCTTCATGTTAAAGTCTGTTCTAGAAATACCAAGGTTGTTAATTAGTGACTGATGAAAGTCTCTTACCTCTTCAAGTTTTTGTTTCTTGTACTCTTTTACATCATCTTGAGTTGCTGTTTGTTGTGCTGTGTTAAACATATGATTGTGTTTTAATCTAATTCACTACCGATAGGTGCTGGTACTGTTCTTGTACCATTGCTTCCAGTTCTTTGTGAATAACGTAAATATGTTCCATCAGGTCTTGTAGCAGTGAACTCTGGTACTTCTACCATACGTTGATTCTTCCCATCCATTTTTAGGAAGACAATACTTTTTTGTTCATCACCATTACGTACTTTAAGAAGATGCATAAAGACATCTTCTTTATTTACTTCATAGGCATAAGGACCGTAAGAACGGATGTCTGATTTAAAAGGTCTTGATAGTGCTACTACCATATCAGATCCTTGCATTAAGGCGTCACCGCCAAAGATGTCAGAGCTAGTAGGGTAGTTTGCAATAGACCCAGGTGTTTTACGACTAGAATCATCCATTGATCTGTTTAGTTGAGTAACCATTATAACAGTAATAGGAATTTCATTCTTAAGTCTCATGAGCATTTCTGTAACGTCATAAAGAACTTCAAATTTATCTTTTTCTGAGGTGGTCTTTTTGATAAGCCAGCTATGATCTATTGTTACAATCATAGGCTTACGTCCGCCATCCATATATTTAATCTTAATGGCGTCTTCCATTTCTTTGTGATTAAGAGATAGTGGGAACATATCTCTATTGATTCCTTTACTAAAAAGAAATTTAGTTTCTTGTATATACTGTTTAGCTCTCTCGTATATAAAGTTGTCTAAAGCTTTTTTTGTACTTAGTATTACTCCATAGTCTTCAGCAACCTCAGCTGCAAACTGACGTGCTGCATACTGCTTTGCACCCATTTCAAACTGGAACTCAACAATATTAAACTTCTGATCAGGATTGAGACGATGAGCTTCTCTTATTATTTGGGAGGCTATCATAGTTTTTCCTGCACCAGGACGTGCACCAATAGTGAGCATAGAACCCCATTCAAGTCCACCGACTCCAGCTTCATTAAAGCCAGGCCACGGTGTCTTTAGAGATTTAATCTCACCGGTCATTCTTTTTTCAATGTATGTCAGGCCTTCTTCTAGAACGCTAACATAACTTCTACAGCCATATTTTTCTTCTGCTACTCCCATATATGTAAGTATAAATTACATTAAAAAGATATCATTAATTTCCTTCTCTAAACTTTCAATACTTTCTGTTCTACCGGTGTAGTATGCTATATTCATCATTTTTTTGACTATAGTCTCAAGTAAAGAGTAATTAATGAATCTAATATCATTGTTAGCATCGCCACTAAGTTTGGCGGATGGGAGTTGGGTAAAGAGCTCTTGAAGCTCTTCTTGGAGGTTAATAGTTTCCATGTAGGGTGTATTTTGTAAATGTAAATGTAAAACTAAAACTGTAGAATACCAAAAAAGTCTACATAATAATCTACAACTTTTTAGGCATTTTTCAAGATCTCTGGATTGTCTGATATGTTTTGGCATAGGTCAGCCAGAGCAGATCTACTGATTTTTGTTCTTGGGTCTGTTTTCTGTATAAAGTATGAACTGGTCATCATATACAAGTAGCCATCTTTTTGCTTACTATAGATATAGTAGTCTGTGGCATCTAATACATCATCCCAGGTAAATTCTGGATAAGTTTTGAAAAACCAGACAAATTTATCTTTAAGCTCTTGTATGTTCTGTCTGGCGTATTCCCCACTAGGAAGCTTTACAGCTGGAAACATTTCTCGGTAGGTTTTAATAGACCCTAAGGCATTGTTACCCAATACTTCTGAGACTACTTTTTTCTTAGTTTTTACGAGTAGTGTCTCAAATTCATCTAGGATAAATACGGCTCCTGGGCTTAATTTACCTTCGTCATCTAGGTGTCCTCTATCAAGGGCAGTTTGACGCTCTTGCTCTACGTCAATAATGTGACAAGGTCTAATCTTATATCTGCAGCTGTCAAGAAAGTACAGCTGGTTCGGGCTGATGTTGTACTTGATCAGCGTTGTCCATAGTTGGTGACTCATATCTTTGTTTTATGTAAGTGATGATTGAGTTGTGTTTGTTTCTAAAAGTCTCACAGGTTTGTATAAGGTTCTTAAAAGTGTTAACATTATGTATTACAGTAGTATGATCTCTTTTACCTAGGCTTTGACCTATTGTGATAAGACTATAGCCTAGTTGTCTTGCCAGAGCACAGTAGATCATTCTGAGTTCAACTATTTCTCTGTACCTATACTTGCTCTGTAGTTTAATTGTAATTCCATATCTTATTGGTAAGAAGGAGGTAAAGCACTCTTCAAGTGCAGGGAGGCTCATCATAGGTAGACTCTGCACTTGTGTAATAACTGTAGGGTAATACCCTATTTTTTCATAAAAAGATTCTCTGAATTGCTCTATAAGCTTGCGTTCTAGCTGAATAGCGTAGCTTTTACTGTCCATAAATTTCAAGGGTTTGGTCTACAAATATAGGTTAGTTCTCTAAAATTTTGTATATTATAATGTAGGGTTTATACAGACTCTACATATTATAGGTTTATAAATATTTATACTATGGCTAAGAAGTTCTATGCTCAGAAAGATGCTCTGGGCTGGCCTATTCCCGGTACAATGATGAGTGGATCCAAGGTGCCTGCTAATCTACTTGAGATTCCTGCAGCTAATGTAGCTCCAGGTGCTGGTCAAGTAGAAGTATATCATCCTGAAAAGCTTAGATACTTTGTACGGAAGGACAAGAAAGGAGATATTATTCCTAACTCATTGATTATCAGCTTAAAAAAGCCAGTTGGTGATACTTATGAGTTTAAACTTGTAAAGGCTAGCTAACAATGAATAAAGACAATCCGGCACTTTTTGCTTTTAAAATCTGGATATTCCCTGGTTTAGTTTCTATTTTAGGACTGATGATCTGGAATGATGTTAGTGAGATAAAAGCTGATGTCAAAGCTCTTATGGCCCAGTCCAATATAGACAAAACACGTATAGATAATCTGGAAAGACAGATATATGTTAAGCCTACTAGTAATCAACCTGCTAAAGAAGAGCGTAATCCTTTAAAAAACAATAAGTTATACGCAGTTATTCCTTATAATTCATTTAGACTTAAAAAATAAGTATATGACTTTTAAACAATGGATTTTAGACCTTTTTAAAGATGAGCGTGGCTCAACCTCAGTTAAACCTGTTGTAGGCTTTATGGGAGCTTTGTTTCTCTGTATTACTCTTACAGCTAATTCTTTTACTCACGGTGATATCAAACCCTCTGATGCTCTTGTAGATGCTGTTCTAATCATGACCTGTGTAGGTATTGGAGCAGACAGCATTGATAAGTTTAGTCACAAGAAAAAGAAAGAAGATGAAGCTTAATAAATACACTATAGTTATTTTAGTAGTCATTGGTCTTATTCTGTTATCACGTATTGGATGTAATAACGGATTTGGCTTTTTTGATAAACCTAAAGCTGATACGGTAAGAGTAGTAGACACACTTTGGGAAAAACATGATACTACTATTTATAAGAAAGTTACCGTAAAAGAAGTGATCTATGATATAGATACTCTTCCTCCTCAATTGATTCCTGATACAAACTATGCTGCTTTAAAAGCACAGTTTGAAGCTTTAGTTAAAGAACATGCTTCTAAAGTTATACAGTTTGATACCATTAAGGTTCCTCAACTCAAGGGTGGATTTTATATTAAAGACACTGTACAGTTTAATAAGATAGCCGGCAGATCTATTGATGCTGATTATGTTATTCCTATTGTAAAAGAGACAGTGACTATTACTAAGCAAGCTCCAAAACGTAACCAGCTTTACATAGGAGGTGCTATTAACGTAGATAAAGGCTTTGCTCCTAGCACAGCTGAAGTTGGACTAATACTTAAAACCAGAAGAGATCAGATGATGGGCGTCAAAGCCGGATCTGATATCAACGGTAATGTAACCTACGGCTTCCAGAGTTACTGGAAGATAGGTAAGAAGGACAAATAAAACACAAATCATGAAAAGTATCGTAAAGATGCTTCTTAACCTTTTCAAAAAGAAAGCTGAAAAGAAGGTTGAAGAAGTAAAAAACATTGTAGTTCCTGCACCAGTACAGGAAGAGAAACCTAAGGCTAAGAAAAAGAAGTATTACCATTCTAAACCTAAGCCTAAGAATAACCCATTATAACAAATATAGATAACTTATGAATCTTGAAAAACTAAAGGGTCATGTACCTGATAAAGTGATTGAGCAGATTCCTGAGGTTATGCAGAAGTTTAGTGTAAATACACCACTGCGTCTATCTCACTTTCTAGCTCAGTGCGGCCATGAGTCTGGTGGTTTTAAGCTCACTCAAGAGAATCTTAACTATTCAGCTAAGGGTCTTATGGGAATCTTTAAGAAGTATTTTCCTACAGAAGCTATAGCTAATGCTTATGCTAGACAACCACAGAAGATTGCTAACAAAGTATATGCTTCCCGTATGGGAAATGGTGCTGAAGCTTCTGGTGAAGGATTTAAGTTCCGCGGTCGTGGATATATCCAGCTCACCGGTAAGCAGAATTATACTGCCTTTGACGCTTCTGTACCAGAAAGTATAGTAGATAACCCAGACTTAGTTGCTACTAAGTATCCATTAGCATCTGCTGCATGGTTCTGGAGTAAGAACGGACTTAATACAATTGCTGACCAGGGTTCTTCTAATGAAGTAGTAACTAAGATTACCAAGCGTGTAAACGGTGGTACGATTGGTCTTGCTGATCGGATTAAACACTTTAAAGAGTATCACGCATTACTTGCATGATAGGAAAAGTCATCTGTAAAAATTTCAAAATATGGCTAAAGCCAAAGGCTCCAAGGCCGGAGAATCAAGAAAGGTCACATTTGGAAAACGCAAGGGTGGCAAAGCTTCTAAAAGTAAAGGGCCCAAAGATAAAAAAGTCTCCAAATACCGCGGACAAGGACGTTAACTCCTAGTAAAAACCAACCTCTAAATTTTATGTTATGAACCTTAGAGGTTATTTTATTTTATTATTATCTGTACTGTTTGTAGGATCTTCCTACTCACAGAATATTTATATTGATAGTGTAAGGAACAGTATACCTACTGGTCCACTTACTGCTAATAAGAATCTTAGTTTTGGTGTAAAGAACATCTTAGCTGAAGTACTTCAAGACAAAGGTCTTGATCTTCTTCCTAAAAAAGAAGAAGGAGAGCTTAGCTTAGTTACTGAGATATACTTCTTTGATATTGTACAAACCAATGGTGGTGTATCTGTATTTAAGAAGCAGGCTAACACAACTGTTATGGGCCTGAAAGGCATGCTGTATAAAAACGGCAAGCTCGTTAGTTCTAAAAAGATAGAAGAATCATCCTCTGAAATAGTAATAGCCAACCTGGTTGTTCCTGAAGATGGTAAACCCAATCAACAGTCTGTTAGTAATGTAATTAAAAAAGCCTGTCAAGCTCTAATTGACAAACTCCTATGAGAAAACAACTTTTGCTTGCTTGCTTCCTTCTTTTCTCAACACTTAGTTTTTCCCAGTCTATTGGACATTTCCAACAGCTGGCTACCGTGAAGAGAGGAGATACATTAGATGTAGCTTGGTACTATCAACCTAGTGGTTCAGTAGATATCAGGACGTTTCAAGTGGACTTCCAGTTTAAAAAGGATCTGTTTACCTGGTTGAGTACTGCTATAGATACTCCGTATGTGACGACTGCACGCCAGCCTCAGCTGGACTATAGGCAATTTGATGGGTATAAATACAATACCTATACAGGTGGCAACTATACTTATTCATCTGATGCTAACTGGTCTGTTGGACGTAACTATTTAACACTTCCTGCCGGTACCGGGTTTGGTACAAACAATGGATATATAATCCATAATAAGTACAAGATCAATGCTGTAGCATCAAACTTCGTGTCTGATACAATCACTGTAAACTGGGCTAGACTGTTTAAAGTAGACGGTACCAGTATAGGAGACAACGTAGCAACTCTTACAAATAAGAAGCTTGCTATCTTCTTACAGGGTAACTTGACTATTTCAGGTAAGATCTGGATGGGAGAAGCCACTGGTCTACCTACTATCATAGCATATAACAATAATACTGGTATAGAAGCTTCCCGTACAGTTCCTGCTGCTAATGGTACGTATACACTAACTAACATAGAACAGAACACTAAGTATAAAATTAAGGTGTTGTTCTCTCGTGATAGTTTAATTACAATGCGTGACCGTGCAGTTACTGTAGCAGATGCTGTAAAGACATATAATGAATTCAAGGGAGCTGATGTTACTCAGAACTACCCAAGAACATTCTTGACAAATGGATTAGCCTATCTGATTGCGGATGTAAACCGTAACGGACAGCTAGATGGTGGTGATCCTTATGGGATCTATGCATCTGTATCAGGACTTCTTCCTGTAGATACATCACGTTTAGTAAACGTGTTTTTAAAGAATGAGTTTGACTCTTTGGCTATAGCAGCTAACCAGTGGACAGCCTGGGCTAATAACCGTGATAAGGGATTGTTTGTATATGACTCTGTGACTACAGTTAACTCTGTAAATATAGACATTAAGTATATGTTACTTGGTGACGTAGATAGATCTCACTCTTCACCGGTTTATAACTCACAGGGACAACTAGTAGCTCGTACAATTTATAGAGGTGATATCAACGTAAATATCCCAGATACTTACGTGAATAATTCTCAGCCACTGTTTGTACCGTTTAATGTAGACTATGCTAGTTATAAAAATACAGGACTTCAGTTTGAGATGAAATACGATCCTGCTGTAGTTAGATTTGACCAAATCCAGTCTAACATTGATGGTCCTTGGTTACAGTATATAACAAATGACTCTACAAATGGTATAGTACGCTTTGGTGGCATGAATAACCAAAACAAAGGATTTTTAACAGGAGAGTTTACACCATATAAGCTTAAGTTCTCTCCTAAAAATCTGGGAACTAATATCACTACGTTTGTATATGTGAGACGTTTAATGGATGCAGCAGATGAGAATGGGGACCATTATAACATTGTGCTTCAGTCTGATCGTATAGTAATGAGCTACCGTATGAATGGCGGTGTTCCAATTTATACAAACATGGAGCCTACTATAGCAGTTAATCCTAATCCTACTACAGGACAGTTTGAGGTAGTGATATTCCTTCCTAAGAATAGTACAATGAATGCACTGGTTTATGATATGCAAGGTAGAAAGATTATGGATCTTGGTAAGTTTGAGACACAGGATACAGAGTTTACTTTTCGTAAACCAGTTTCTGGTACAGGAATCCCTGCAGGTATGTACAATTTAGTATTATTTGATAACCGTAAACGTATAACAACTAAACTAGTTAAATCCTAAATATATGTCAGAAGAATTAGAACAATCAAATGACGGTACTTGGTCTGGTCTTAAGAAGACAGTCGTAGGTACTATTAGTACAGTAATCCTGG